TTACTAACTTTTATATTATTATGTTCATCAAAATGACTAAAAGTTCCCTCTGATGTTTTAACTCCTTCCACCTCTTCAATAATAAGTTTTTTAGGAGCATCATAGTTTAATAAACCTGTACCAAAATTAGATCTATTACCTTGTAAATCCTCTAGTTTATCTATGTCTGCAGCAGATAAAGAATCATAATGCTTATCAATAACTTTACCAATACTCATCCAAGTATCTTCCACTATAATTTCTGCATCATCAATTTGATCAGAGTTATGTGGTAATTGACAATAAAACTCTACAGGATTAACACGTCTTACAGATGGTTCTCCTACTATAGTTTCTAAAGAATAAATCTCTTCTCCTGCAATAAGAGCATCCTCCCACCCCATTTGAAATTTCTGTCCTAACTTAAGTTCTTTTTCAAGATAAGTTAATAATTTAGTGGCTGCACTTTCATTCATATCTTGAACATCATACTCAAAATATTTTTCAAGATCTCTTAGATTTTGAGGGATAGCAGCCTCTGCTTGTTGCTGCATTTGTTGTTGAAGTTCTGGTGTCATATTACCTCCTGCAGCTTCCATTTGTTGAGCCATAACTGCTTGTCTAATTTGTTCAAATGACTGTTGTATTTGTCCTACAATCATTTGTTTTTTCTGCTCTTCTTTACCAGAAATAGCATCTTCATTTATAGCTCTAACTACATACTTAAAAGGTCTTTTAATTTCCTCTCCAAATAGAAGATTAAATATTGGAGATACAATATCATAATATTGCATTTCAGCAGGCATGCTACCTGTTTCTAACCCTAATGGATTAGTTACATATTCTAAATCATCTTTATCAAACTTACCATTATACAGATCATAATTTCTCTGTTTTCTTTTCTTAGGTGATCGTCTAGAAAGATCATATATACCCACCATAGCTAAGCCTGCTTCTATACATCGCTTAGCCCAATCGTCAGTTTTTTTCTTTCTAGATAGTTTTTGTCTAGGGAAATCCGCGGAATTACTATCTAACATTTATCAAAATTTTTACATGTAATGCAACAAATATACATATTATTATTTAATTTTACAAATTATAATTAAAAAAATGATGGATATATCTTTATTTAGTATAGCTTAAATGAATCTTTTAGTTCTATTTACGTATAAAGTTTTATTCCAAAATTCTTGATCATAGATAGTAGATATACTAGATTCTTTATCTACTCTATGTTTTTTAACTTCTTGTATATGATACATAACCATCATAAACGATATAACTCTATCAAAGTTACCTATATCATTATACATTATTAATTCTTTTAGTAAAGGTATTGATCTTAACTTATTTAAATTAAGTAATCCTTTTTCTTCATCATATATTTCTAACAGCCACATCTTGATTAATTCTTCTCCATAATCTTTAAGCCCTTGGGTCATATGCATACCCTTACCCCTCTTTACTCTTGAATGTTCCACCACATCTTTTATAATTTCAGGGGTATCAAGTAAACGATAAGTTTCATTTTTAAATTCTAAATATTGAAAAAATCCTTTACGTTCATTCTCATATAAACATCTTGAATTATAAAATTTTAATAACCTTCTAGCTGTTTCATAATATTCATTAGCTGTTTCAGGCCTGCCTGTATATTCTGCCACCACTCTATTCGTAAGTTTATTATGAACAAACATACTACCTAAAGATGTAGTGGTTGCTTTATCATGATCATATGGATCCATTCCAGATACATACATACCAAATGGAACATCTCCATTTTCATCTTCATAAGGCATTTCATATATTACTATACATCCTTTTTCATTTGAATCTACCTTCAATGGGAAATCTGTTATAGGTGTAAGATCAGGATTAGGCTCCCATTTAATTTTTCCTGTCTCTGAATCTACTTTTAAATCTCCTACATAATCTAAATTTCTTTCTTTATTACTTCCTTCTAACTCTGCTAATCTAGATTGTAAATCTCCAATAGGAAATAAGTTTCCTGTTCTTGTTAAGAATACCTCTGATGGTACTAGGGGTCTGTTTTGTAATTCGGCATCTAAAGCTTGTCTAGAGTTTTTACCCTTACGTAAATTTTCTCTAAAGGTTCTTAAATATTCTTTAGCTGCCTCCTCTTTTGTCTCTCCTTCATGATCTTTAAATTGATTTAATCCTCTATAAGCAGGTACGAAATATCCAATATTTCCTTTGTCTTCCCACTCATCATCAAAGGTTACTAAGTCATATGTGTTAGGATCATAAAACATATCTCTTGCATCTATAGTTCCACCTCCTTCCATATCTCCTCCTGTACCTAAATACATACAGCTTCCAAATTTGTACGCACCATTCTTCATACACTCTACAGAACTTTCATGTGACAGTTTTAAATTATTAAACATACCAATCTCTTCCATAACCATTACAGCAGGACGTGTACCATTGGCAGCAAATGGATTATCTTTAAATGTTCTATGTTTTATTTTAGAGTTACTACCTCTTTCTCTCCAAGCTCCTCCTACTTTCTTAGAATATTTAGCTACCACCTCTTTCCCAGAGATCCAACTACCCATATATTGTTTGAAAAATGGTGAAGGATAGAATTTATCTCCTATTTCTATAGACCCTGGTAGATTATCTATACCTAATAACACCTTTTGTAAAATATCAGAGGAATATTTAGCATCACCTGCACCAACCACTACTTCTGTAGACGGTAAACTCTCTAATGCGTCAGGATTATACTCTTTTAAACCATCGAATAGCCATTCATGCGCAATAATTCCTCCAGCTACAGAATATGACTTACCAAATCCCCGTGATCCTAGCATCATAAAGTTTTTTGCCTCATTATCAAACAAAGGTCCTCCTAAATCCCCGCTTCTAAACTTTCTTAACAAGTCTCTTGGAGGTATATACTCTAATCCGTCAGGATGTTTTGTATCTTTATACTTAAAATCTGCTGTGTATTTTTTATCATACTTAAATCCAGAGAATCCTCTAGCTTCCACCCAACCATAAAAGAACTCCCACTCTAAATCTCTAAGAAATGGTTTACCTAAAGACTTAGTTTTAGAATTTTCACTTTTATTTAGTAGGATGTTCCAAAAATTCACATAGAAGTATAGATTTCCTGGCATCCATCTACCAGCACTCCAATATCCTTCTATACATCTCCGCTTTTGTTCTCTCCAAAATTCAACATAAGTGTTTGAAGCAGGATGTAGTTTAGGTATTTCTTTTAATCTAAACTGTGACTCTCGATTCATAAATTTCTTTTAGTATCAAAATAATGTTTACTTCTTAATATACCTTCCACTAAAGTACCTTTACCATCACAATTACAATTTTGCTCCACTAAAAATTTTTGTATCCTCTCAACAGTCCATTGAAAGTCTTCTACATGTTTAATAGTACCTAAAAGTTTAAAATGAATTTCAGCAACTAGATTATCTATATCTGTGATCTCGTCTTCTCTCATATTTTATTTATATTAATCCTTTTTCCCCTGCGCTTTCTTCTCTACCTCCTTTCGCCACACCTTCACTCTCTTCTTTTTCCAATTGTTTCGTAATTCTTTCAAGTTCTGTATATAGTTTCGCATTCGAGGTGAGCAGTTTCTCAATAGTTTCCGCATCTTCTTCATATGATAATGAGTCTAAGTATTTAGTTTTTTCATCCATCTTTCTACTCCAAATATTAATTTGTCTTTGTGCTGGAGTAAGAAGTAGATTTTCATAATATTCTATAGCGTCTTGATAATCCTCCCATTTAAATTTAATATCACGTATGTAGTCAGTGAGTATTAAATTTTTTCTATCTTTATAAGGAGCGTTTGCAAATTTTGAATCTGGATCTATTAATAATGCGATGGCCCACATTATCCTACTTGATTTTTCTTTGTTTTTTGATTTATCTTTTTTATATATATCAGCAAATACTTTAGGTATCTCTAATTGAGGGTTAATACTCCAAAAATTAGAATCTGTTTCAAAACTATTTAGTAGTTTCATTATTCATGTATATTAATTTTTTCATCTCCAATCCTGCCAGATGGTTGGGCATTCCCCATTCTACTGGAAAGTGCCTTACCACCCCGCATCATAGCTTTACCAAATCCTCCTGGTTTGTCTATATTGTCCATATATACTTCACAACTTTCACAAAAAGCTTGTTTTGTTACAATTTTATTATCTCTAACAATTATAGTCTGTTTAGATAATAATCTTGTCTCACTGCATTTAGGACATTTGTACTTAGCCATTACAAATTATTTACAAGCTCTAAGAATTTCTTTTTTAAAGCTTCACGATCTTCACCATCAAATAAAAATTTTCTTTCCATTCCTACAACTCTTGCTGGTGCTGCTAAATCATTAGGATCTTTCTCCTTAATAGGCTCTTCATACTGCATTGCGTATGCTCTCAATAATGAATCTAAATTATTTCCTTCCATCTTCTTCTTTTTTTTCTTGATTAAACTTATTTATCTCGTCTTTTACAATTTCAACCTTCTCAGGTGTCATTGTTCCCCAACTAGTATCTGTTTTACCCATCATTAGATCTGTTGGATTCTTACTATACCATATATATTTACCTTTTAAATATTTATCTACGGCAATTTTCACTGCTTTTCTACGTTTCTTATAATCCTCGAAACTCTCGCCCTCTAATCTATGGGACGCCATACTATATGTCTTTTTTATTTCGGCCATTTATTTTTTGGACAAGTTGATTTAGGGGATCTTGTCTTAGCAACTAAGAAACATCCACACTGAGTACACTTATTATTTACATTATGTTCACATGAGGCACAGATCTCAGCACGTTTTATCGCCATATCTTCCACAGTTTCATTTGGAAATATTGTGTACTTCCACCCATCTATAATTTCTTTAAATTTACTCATCTTCTTTTTTATTATGTTTATAATAATCTAATCTCCCAGGCTTAACTGCAAATATTCCTAAACCTTCTAGCCTTATGCTCTTGTATTCTCCTTCCTTCACTATATTAGTCACTGTTTTAAATTGTGATCTAATCATTGTTTCCACTGCTATAGCAGGAAGGTCATATTTTTTTGCTATTCTTTTAATAATTTCTTCCACACTTTAACCTCTATTGTATAAATACCATCCCCGTCTTTAAATAATCTACCTTCAAACTCATAATTAGAGTTAACTAATGCTGATATATCTGTAGTCTCTTTTTTAAATGTATTATATCTATCAAGAGCTTCGTCTACATCTTCATACGCATAATAATATACTTTTGGTTTTCTTTTTTTAACCACTTCGTATGTTTCATCTACTGTTTCAGTCATCTAATTCTAATTTAAAAGTTATATCTGAACTATTATTTATAGGAAATCCTTTTAATAATAAGGGATTTATATTTTTACCTGTTATTAATTTCTTTTTTCTTAATGATGTAATATGATTATTAAAGCTAGCCTCACTCATACCTATAGATTCCCTAATTATTTTCCTAACCTTTGTAGAAAATATTAATTCTGTAGCTTTATCAGTGTTCATACCCCTATTATTATATAATAAAAGCATAAAAGAAGCTAAGACTTCAATCTCTCGATCCTTTAATTTCAACACAGGGTTCAATAATTGTAGATAAATCCCAAAATATTCTTTACTCTTACATTTTATAGGTATATTCATGCTACAAATATAACATAAATTATTTAATCTCCAAACTTTTTTCTTATTTTTTTTAAAATATCTCAGAAAAGGATACAGGTTCCCCCTTAGGGTTTTTAATTTCAATTGAGATTTTAAACTTAGCAGTGCTCCGTTTTAAGGGACCCAAGGACAACAACAGTTGTGTTAATTCACGACACTCTTACTTATGTGTAATCTGTCCTAACCAGTTCTATACTCGCTCTTTTCGAGGCTATGGGAGAAAATTTCCTATTAGTACTAAGTAAAAATAAAAGGAGGGAGTACGGAGCGTCTTCTCACCATGGTCTGTACCCCCAACCTTTAACATTTCCTAACGTATGTATAAATCCCACGTCTGACCCCCTACTTACTTTCGCCCTCAGGGGTGATACACTATGTGTGCCTCTAATATTGTACAAATATACTACAATTATTTTTAATAAAAAAATATTTTTTATATTATTTTAAAATTATTTTTGGGAATGAATTTGAAGACCACCCAACTACTACCCCCTCACAGAGTTTGCTCACGCAAAGTCCCCTTCTTAATTTAAACTTAAATAAATAGAAATTATGGAAAATGAAAATTTATATTCACTAGGTGAAAAACTTATAGAAGCTACATCTGAAAATGGAAAACCGAACTTGTTGTTCTCCTTTCCTTCATGTGATGTAGGTATTTACGAAGGTAAAGTATTATCTCAACTACAATCAACTGAAACTATGTCAGGAGAATGGAATAGATTCTACATTGAAGTAGAGATAGATGGAGTAGTAGAAGAATTAACAATAATCAACAAGAATGTATTAAAATCTTTAGAGGTTAATGGAACAATTTATGTTGAATGTTTCATAACTAAAGATAAAGATGACGATACAAGAGAGTTCCACAACTTAAGAAGAGTATCAAAGTCTAAGTTTGTAGAGTATCAACAAGAAACAAAGAAAGAAGAAGAATTACTAATCAACTAATTTAAGGGGAAACTTTGTGTGAGTATCTTCTTTATTATTCTATACATATAACATAAGAGTAATGATATAAGGATGAGTAGAACTTATAATATGGACTACTCTATAATATAAATCTCCTTTATATTACTCTTATAGTACATGTTAATTAGTTAGAAATCATGAGGTGTATCAACTGAGTATTAAAACAATCTCCTTGAAACATAGGATACAAAGGGTACATTTCATGATATACTACTACAATAAAATGAATGTTTAATTAAATACTTAATAAAATGGGAGTAAATGACAAAGTAGGACAATGGTCCTTAAAGAGTGGTGAAGAATTACCACAAGATGTACAAGATACATTAAATGATGCTGTAAAACATGCTGTTAATAATAATGGTATGACATTAGAGGAGGCTATGCATGCTAAATCAATAAGGGATCGTCAAACTGCTGAAGTAAATGAAGTGGTTGAAGAGTCTGAGATAAGAAAAGAGCAAAATAGATTGTTAACTGAATGGAGAAAAGAGAAAGCGTTACTAAGACAGATTAGAATGGGTTATGTAGCGGATATTAAATCCATTGAAGAAGAAATAGATAAGTTAACAAAGAATATCAAATCATTAGAGCAAGGTAGAAATCATGAGTAATATAGATGATTTAAGCTGGCTTAATAATGATGAGCCTGTTGTCAAACAATTAGATAATGGGTTAATGATAGGTAATTTTGATAGTTCAAAAGAATATACATTTGAAACTGGAGAGATATTACCTGGAATTAGTGTTGAGTTAGAAAGAGTGCTACAAGTGGATGTAAAGAAAGAGATAGTAGATATGGATAATTGTAAAGCGTATCCAAATAATCCATATCATACTATTGCATTTAAATACATCATAGATAAGAGTAAAAGAGTGGATATTTTATATCAATTAACAAATTGGGAGATTTTACACCAATATTATAATGTAGATATAGTATTATGTGATATTGAATTAATAAACTTTTTATTCAAGTATTACAATAAAAAATGGGTGATGGAAAAACCATTTAGAGCTCCAGTCTATGAATATACTAACATTGGTCCAAGTATGTTAGATAAAATATCCACAGATAAATTCAGAATTTACTAACTTAATATATAATAAAATGAGAGAAAATAATCTAAAGAGAGTTGTACAATTATCAGATTGGGAAGGTCTGAGAAATGATATGCGTTGGCATACTAAAACAGGTGTTATATCACTGAGAAACATGAAAAATAAACATATTTTGAATTGTCTCTCGCTTATCAAATCCCGTGTAACAACCCAGAACAAGTGGTGGGGATTTTCATCCTCTTTTTGGATACTATGTCTTAATAAGGAGTTAAAGACTAGGACTGATTTCGCTAACAAAGTGTTAATCAGTTGGTTATCGTTATTTAAATGCTCTAAGAGTGCTAAAGATATGTGTGTACTTTTAAAGCGTTATTAATTAGTAGTATTGATAAAGTAAGTAGATAGAATGGGAGCTTTTGCACCTCATTTTATCTCTTGTTTTATCTGCTTAACTTTATCAAATGTTTAATAAAAATATAATAAAATGAGTGTAGAAAAACAAAGAGTTATAGAAATATGTAATAACCTAAATACAACATTAGAGAAAATAGGTTATAAAGAAGTTATGCAGTTTAAGAATAAAATGTTTAATAATCCATCATGTGGATCTAGTACATTAATTAAGAAGAGAAATAAATTAATGTCAGAACATAATATATCATGGGATGATTTAAAACATAAATTACTTGAGTTATGATAGATGTAATTGTAATATTAACAGTTTGGTTCGTAGGTATTGCCACTGGAATATACTTTTCCTCTCAGATCGAGAGAAGTATTGAAAATAATATAAATGGAAATCGTAAATTATTAAAAAATATAAAAGAATATGACAAAAGGAAGAATACCAAGAAACGCCATTAGAGTGTATGATAAAGATGGTAATTATTTAGGTCTACAATTTGATAGTGTACTCTCAAAAATAGAGTATGATATTAGAAAAGATAGACGAGAACGTGCTAAATTAAATAAAGAAAAAAGAGATGCCAAAGAAAAGAAAATTAAATAGTAAAAATCCTAAGTATAATAATACTAAAGAGGAGAAATTAGTGGTAATTAAAACAGTCGAGCTCACCGGTAAAGCTAAAGGTAGAGGAGTCTGGTATAAAAAACAAATATAATGAAAGAAGAATTTAAAAAATTATTAGAGCATGCTATAGAAAATATAGTGGCGTTGACTGTAGATGAGCAACCTTATCATAAATTTATGGATGTAAGAGATGTGAATGAAGCATTTCTTAGTAAATTTAATGATTTTATACAGGATCAACAAACAGAGTCAAGAAGTACATCACAAGTGTATAAAATGTATTTTGAGCGAATGCATCCTGAAACTTTAACAGAGGTATTTTTAATAGGATTACTATTAGGTAGAGTTGAAGGTGAATATACTGCAAAAAGTAAATTCTATGCGAAAGCTCATGAATATACAACTCCAGAGGAGTTATTTAAAGATGCACTAGACACTTTAGGTGATACAGAGAATGACATTAATTGATGTTAAATTAACAATATTAACAGGTATTATTATATTTGTTAGTATTGTTTATATAAAAGATAAGATGAAATTATATAATCTAACTAAATTCGTATCTCCTTGTTGTGGTGAAGGTTACAGTCAAATAGATCATACTATAGAACATAGCGATTGTTGCCAAGCTCCTTTAAAAGATTATCCGTATTCATTTAAATGTCCTACGTGTAAAAAAGAGAATTATATAACATTAATTCTTGAAGAGTATTATTGTGAAGAATGTTTAGAGGCATTCTTTAAACCAATACAATATTGTGAATATATGGAAAAAATGAATGAATATGAAGGGTAAGAATCAATTAAGACAATATGATGTAGATATAGATGATAGAATGTTTCGTATAATATATGAATATGAACCAGGAGAAAAAGAAACAAGAATGGATCCTGGGTTTAACTCTTATATTAGTGTAAAAAAAGTTTGTACATATTTAGAAGATCTCAAAGGTAGCTTTATATGTGTAGATGTAAAACCAATGCTTGAAGAATTTGATGAATATAATGAAGAAGCAGTGGCAGAAGAAATATTAGAACACCTTAAAAATCAATAATATGTCGTATTATAACACTACAAATTTGAAAGGTTCTACTTTAAAGGATAGTAGAAAGAAAGCTAAGACTCAGGAAGATCTGATATTAGCTTGGTTTAAAAAACGTAAAAGAGCTTATACTCCATGTGAAGTAAGAGATAAAGTATTGAGAGACAGTCCATTAACAAGTGTTAGAAGAGCAATAACAAATCTAACAGATCAAGGATATTTAATCAAAACTACTCTTACAAAGATGGGTAAATATGGTAAGTTTAATTATTGTTGGAAGTATAATAAATAAAATTATAATACGAAGAGGGTTTCATAGGTTAAGGTTTCATTCTCTATGTACCTAAAATGCTTGTGGACTCTCTTCGTTTTTATTAAAGAGTAAGACATGAAAGAAATAGATAATATGTTAAATACATGGGTGTATAATACTATAATTAGAAAACAATTAA